CGTTGATTAAATAATCGTCGCCTGAGGGAATTAATTGAATTTTCCAAATTCCATATCGTAGAGCATCAGGAACAACATCGCCTCGGTCATAGGTAATACCAATACTGTCTATCTCACCTGCTACAGTCCATGCTTCTTCGCCGGAGTTTGTAAGCAGTTCTTCATCAACAAATATCACAGTCCTGCCATCCAATTGACCAGTAAGACCGGCATAAGCAGGATAGTCAGCAACAAAATCACTTAGTAATCTATTTTGAATATTTGAAAATGCTAGAGGAACAGCATAGTCCACACTTGCTACTAATTCCATAGCAAGAAAACGATCTTGTGCATCTTTTTGCGGTACATGGAATACTATATCTCCAGATGTAGCACCGTTGTTTTCTACACCTAAGACATCTCTACTGCTGATAGTCGGAGTAGCATTTAATTTACCATCTATGCCAAGTTCGCTTTGGATCCAAAATTTACTTGCTTGATCTACAGTGAAAGTATATGTACCCCCACGTGCTAATACTAGTGTATTATTTTTAACACCGCCAATATCATAGTCATAGATATTTTCGTTGTCGTTACGAGTTACTTCAAACGTTTTAATTAATTCAACACCTGAGGTATTAACTTGTACTGCTGCTGGACCGTTGGGCAACCAATAATACTGACCAAAGTTTACGAACTTGTCAAAACTTATCTTAGGATCAAAGCTGTAATACTCACTGGCAAATAATCTGCTGTGGTCATTTATAAATCCACCATAGTATTTTACCTTGTCAAGGAAATCAATATAGCTAGCAAAGAAAGTAGTATTGCCTTGTGTGTCTTTAATAATTGTAGCAGGTTCAAGTTGATAATTTTGTCTATCAGCAGAATCTTCAGTGATATAACTGTCGGCATTGGCAAACGTAGGAGCAAACTTACGACCAATATAACCATAAAGATTTTTAAGGACTGGCTCTGATACCAGTTGATCTAAAGTAGCACTTAGAAACTTGTCATTGACATCAGTTCTAAATACGCCAGGTAGTAAATTTATACTCTTTCTTGCGGCCATTATAGTCTCTTCTTTTGAATATTATCTATCACTTATGCTATTACCGCTTGGTTGATCTGTGCGGCTGTAATAGCAGTAATAATCTGTACGTTGTCAACAGTTGCAGCACTGACGATGATCTCGTTGTATTCTGCATTAATCTGTAATAAACTACCAAATGTTTCGCTGGTACTAGTTGGAACGATAGTCACTGATGCGATGTTAGGTGCTAGTACGCTGTGCAAGTATGCACTTAGTTCACTAAAGTAAAATGTTTCACCAAAGTCCCAATTAGCGATGTCAAAGTATGTGTTGATCGCAGCAATCACGCTAGTCTTAACATCATTATCACTGACCACTACACTAGAATTTTTAACAACTTTAAATGTTGCTCTCAATGCTGTGTCGGCTTTATCTCCAAATATAGGTTTAAACTTTGCAGGATTGTAGATGATCGTGTCACTGATGCTCTTATATTTTTCTAAGCTACTGTAATCTACACCTAGCATCTCAGGAGTAGGTGCACTTGGTTGAGAGACTGTATTAGTTGAGTCTTGTACCCAGGCAAGATAATCTGTAGCATAAGTTTTGGTTAAAATATACAAATCTATAATATTATTTGGGCTTGGATCAATACGGCGATTGTTTGGACTGCTGTGTCTATATTGGAAATACAAATCCTGGCGACCAATTTTTGCAGTATAACCAGTGACTGTATTAAGAGTATAACTTGCACCATTCACAGTCAATTGATAGAATGTATCAGTAGGAATAATATAAAATAGTTGACCATTTTGATATAATGTAGCTTCTGCTTGTGCCGCAATTAATGTAGCATAGGTACTAACAACCAGGCTATTGCTGACTGATGTTTGTATAACAAAGTTATCGTAACCATAGGTATTTTGGAAATAAACGTATTTCTCTTCTTCGTTGGTATCTGGACTTACTAATAATTCAAACAGTTCAGGATTATCAGGAATGCCATCATCGTTGCTGTCAGGGAATGTAACTAAAATTTTATTTGGGTTAGCATAGCCATCTACTTCAACTATATTATTGTAAATATGCCAAACATAATCTAATGCCAGTGAGTTAGCGTCATCAGGATTGGTGTTTACTTTTAATACTTTAATCTGATCTTTAACAACAAATCCAGTACGTGGATCATAGATCTTAACACGATCGTCAAAGTAGAAATTAGTTTCTCTTACGCTTTCAAAGATGTATTCTAATCCACGGTAATAAACAGTATAGGTTTGACCTACAGTTTGGAAACGGATCAACCAACTGCTGTCGAGTGCGGCTGCACTGGTATTACCTGTATACCCTAGACTAAAATTACCGGTATCTAGATCTTCAGGCAGTACGATGGTCCAGGAAGAAGTAACTATATCATAACGTAGGCCAAAGTCTTTATAGGCCTGTGTATATGATATCATGTCAGCAATTAATGTTGCTGAGAATTCATTATTAAATACTGGAAATACTCTGACAGCAGATGCTCCAGTTGGCACTACTTGGTTTAACGTGATTGGTCCGCTGCCGTTGGTTAAATTGCCCTGACCACCGTTGGTGCCGTCGGACAATACCTGTATCACTTCAGCATAGATATAATATTTGTCCCCGCTATTACGAGGAGTACCTGTCTGTATAGTATTACGTGCATCAAAATACTCGCCTGTGCCTGCAGAGAATTTAATGATAGCACCTTGTTTGATATATCGTTTACTGTCAGCAACAAATTGACCAACTTGTAAAATCTTATTAGTATCATCATAGAAATATCCAGTGATACCGGTATCATCTAATGATTTATTCCATTTGGTGTTAGTTACACCAATGGCATTATATTTAGAATAGAAAAACTGTAGAGTTTCTTTTTCTGCTGTCAGTGGTTTTACTTGATTATTAACAACTCTATAGATATCATTTACCGTGTTAAAACTAAAATTAAATGAATTAACTGTTTCATCTCTGTATAAAATACCATCCTGACAGAAAATATTTGTTGACGAATACTTACCTGTAGTATCAATAACGTCTAGGTAGCGTGACACACCGGAACTTGTACGGTTAACTGCTTTGACTTTTAATACGCTGTTGAATAGTGTATAAGGCAAGATGTTATAGTCTTCACCTGTAACCATACGATCTTGTGTATAGTATTGTTGTGGGGCTTTTTGTCGGACATCATCGACTGTTTCGCGAGTGGTTGCATTAGTCACAGTGTAGCGTAAACTAGCACGGACATTAATAGTTTCTGTACGACCAGTGCGGCTAACATAATTGATAGGTATAACTATGCCACGCAATTCATCCGGAGAAATCTTATAGCTTAATCCATTTGAAACTCTGTAGTAGAGCTTGAATCGACCTTGTGGAATGTTAGCAAATGCACCATCACCAAAGATCAAATCAACTTGATCGCCGGCACGTGTATTAATCTGATAGATATTTTTATTAGTTGTCTTGTTGTAGATAATATTAGTAGCACCCACACTAGGAACCGGTGACCATTGTGTGGTAAAATTGCCATTCTTATCTAGGCTATATAGCCAGATGTCCGTATTGTTGATATTACTAACATTTAAATTATAAACACGGTTAGGTAGGCTTTCTTGGAAATTAATATCAATGCTTTGCAGTCCGCCTTGTTTGAAGAATAAAAAGAATCCTGTGTTGTTACTGCCGTTGCCTAGATTATCATTTCTATATAATAGATTAAAACTACCATTGGGTCGAGGAGCAGTTTCATAGATATAACTTTGTCCCGATGACGTTGGACTAACAATTTCAAATGATACCTGGCTTCCTTCAATAGCGGCGGTAACCGCATAAGTGGCTGTTATATTTGGTATTAGATTGATCTGATATTCTTCGGTGGTAATTCCATTAAGTAATTGACTATTACTAGGTTTGCCCACTGCTTGATTAGCATTAAGGCTAGCATTAATCACTGCTGTGAATTGTTCTTGCCAATTATCGTTGGCACTGTCTGACCAGTTGATCACTAGTCCAGCAAGATTAAGTCCGTTGCTGTCGTAGACTGTTTCTGTCGTACTCACGCTGTCTATTTTCAAGAATCCGCTTGCGGGGATATTACGTTTAGGATTGTAGCTGATTAGGCGTGCTAGTTTAAGTACACTGTCACGACGTTGAGCTGTGTCAATGAAGTTTTCACGGGCATTTAAATCACCGCGGAATGCTAGGCTTTGTCCTAGGAAAGCGATCAGATCGATTAAAGCAATGAATTCACTGGACTCGATAAAGTCATTAAAATCTTCAGGATAGTACAAACGCAGATAATCAACCATGGATTTACGAAGTGTTTCGTAGTCATAGCTTTGGAAGTCTGCATTACGGAATGTTTGATATAGTTTAGTCCAGTCTTCAGCAACTAGTAAACTGCTTTGTCTTGTGGTAATCGCCATCGATATTTTCCTGTTATAATACTATTTATCAGGAAAATAAAGTGTGTAGTTAATTAGGCTGCTGTTAGAGTATTGTTTTGATTATCAAACTGTAGATTAAGTAAATTAGTTTGATTTGTCTGTACATAGCGTAGTTGTAGTTCTACTTGTATGCCTTGATCGTATTCTGTTATCACTACATTGTCAATTGAAATCCTAGGATCATAGCCGGCGATGGCTTTGATATCAGTGACGATAACGCTTTTTAAGTCTTCTGTCAAAGGCTCGTGTACCACGTTCCATATAATAGTACCAAAGTCGGGATTCATCAGTTTTTCGCCCTTGCGGATGTAGAAATGGTTGATCAAATCTTGTTTGACCAATTCAAAGTCTGTGAGACGGAACTTGCGATTACGCCCTACTGTAGAAAATCCTCTGTACATGATAGCCATATAGATATTTATCCTGCTTTAACTGCGGCTACTTGTGGTGCTAGTACACTTATAGCAAACTTACCTTTTTGGAAGTAGGCGTCGCCAGTGGTACCATTGGCATCTGCACCACCCCCACCTTTACGCCAGGTATTTGCCCCGCCTGCACCTAATAGATGACTAGTCGCTAACATTCCACCAACGTCTTCTGGTGGCATATCTGCTGTAATTGCACCATTGGAAACCATGCGGGTATAATTAGTCTGTGTATAGGTTAACATAGCTGATTCTTGCACACTGCCGTTGCTCAGCCAAGCACTTCGATCAGTGATTCCGTCTTTACCTGTCCATGAGTTAGGATTACTTAGTTGTGCATTACTGGTCACTGACGATTTTACATAACCTTGATCAATCAGTGCCTGATACCCAAATTGATATTTGCCTACGTAGCCTAGTTGATTAGTTGTATCATAATTTCCACCACTTTCACTCTTACCAATCTGTGCTAGATACGCGGTCATCTGATCTTTGCTTAGATT